GCAAGTCCGCAATCGGCCACTCACACCCGGCGGCAAACCTGCCGGATGCCCCTCCTGTTGTTATTCCAGATGGTGCCGCAATGAAATACGAACTAGGCGATTGCAGGCTGATCGGGTCGTCAAACCACGAAGTGGTGATCGGGTCGGAGAAGTACCTCCTGTCAGGCGAAACGCGCCCAGCATCCGACTACCCAAATTTCCCTGAAAACATGGTTAATCCCGTAGGTATGTCGTGGAGCAAGTCGCCGTCAGAGATTCCTCCCCCCGGAATGTGGAACTATGGATCGCCATCTTTCGCAAATGGCAAGTTTTTCATTGCCTTGCCAGTCGGCGTGATTCTGTCGTCGCCTGACGGGAGGAATTGGTCTACCTCGTACATACCCGGTGGGCCACATTCGCAACTCAATCAATCGGTCGTGTATGGCGCAGGGAAGTATTTGCTAACCTCGCAAGACGGGTTTGTTGCTACGTCAGCAAATGGGACGGATTGGGATTGCCCGGCTACTCGCTCAATTCCCGCCGCATCAGGCGGTTTTTCGGACGCATTTTTTGGGAACGGCGCATTTATCTGCTCGGAAATGAATATTGATTCTGATTCCGGCGTAAGTTCGCATGCGGCAATTTCGTCAAACGGTGTCAACTGGACGCTACGCACGGTTCCCGGCGCATTTAGACTCAATGGCGCAATCGCCGCATTCGGCAAGTTTTTTGTTTTCGGGCAAAACGGGGTTTTTGTTTCTGACGACGGCATTTCGTGGGCTGTTGCTGGATCAACCGGGCTTGATGGTAATTGCAGCAAAATGCTTTATGTCGATGGCTCTTTGTACGCGCTCATCGCTGGATTGATTTACAAAACGACAGATGGCGTTGCTTGGACAAAAACAAACATAAAAAACACGTTTAATTTCATCGAGTCTAGTGGCCCTGCGTGGTTTGGGGTTCTTGGGAATGCTTTGTCTATATCGACAAATGAAGGCTTGTCGTTTTATAGCGCAGGGTCGGTTGTTTCCGGGACGCCCGTGTTCGGCAACGACATCGGCGTGCTGATTCCGGGTCTCGGCGGGGCGTCTATGTTCTCCGTCCCGAGTGTTGGTGTTGTTGATCACTCTCCCGGCTTGTATGTGCGCATAGAATAGTGTCGTGACCTTACTCTGTGGTGATAGTTAAATCACCGGAGTATTGGCATGACCGTATTGGCTGACCGCGTAAGAGAAACCACCACCACGACCGGCACCGGTGCCGTGACCCTTGCTGGCGCGACGACCGGCTACCGCGCATTTTCCGCCGAGGTGGCCGTCGCTGGCACTGTGTTCTACTGCATCACAGACGGCACAAATTGGGAAACTGGCCTCGGCACACTAGCCACGGCTACGACGCTGGCCCGGACGGCCGTCTATGAATCGAGCAATGCGGGCGCTCTGGTTTCCTTCCCTGCTGGAGCCAAGGACGTTTTCTGCACCATCCCGGCCAGTCAGTTCTTGCCGGTTCATGCCGACCTTGGAGCCTCCATTGACCTAGATGACATTACCGTTTCGGGTGTTTATTGTCAGCCGTCGAATGCAAACACGTCGCTTGTTCTAAATTATCCGGTGGCGGTTGCTGGAAGGTTGGACGTTTTTTCGTCTGGACGCATAGGTTTTCAAAAATACACCGCCTACGACACAAGCGTCGTCTATTCCCGGTCGAGGCACGATTCGACTTGGTATCCTTGGAAAAAGCTGGTGTCCACTGATTCGCCAACGTTTACCGGGACAGTATTAATCCCTACCGGAACGGCCGCGCTGCCAAGCCTTGCGTTTTCTGGTGATACAAATACTGGACTTCATAGCCCCGGAGCCGGCCAGTTAAGTCTTGTCACGGGCGGCGTCAGCGCGATGGATATTAGCTCGGCGCAAAATGTTACGTTTAGTGGTCGGATTGGTGTTGGAACGGCTCCGTATACTTCTATTGGGGTTGGTGTGGCGAATGCCGCCTACGCTGACAGCGACCTCTATGGATCAAGGTCGCAGGCGTACTCTCAGAGCTTCGGCAGGGACGATTCTGCGTCCATTTACCTTGAGACTGATCGCGAGCACTATGGTGCATATAACCAAGTTATCGTTTCTGATCAGAACTGGCACTCCTACATTACTGGTGCTTGGACGCCGTTTACCGCAAATTCGTATGGCGCTTATAACGGAGTGTCGGCGGCGCTTAACTCTGGAACCGGCTTTAGCTTGAATGGTGAGAACAATATTTTTGGCTCTTACAATTACGGAGCTACAAATTCTGATCACTCCGTTTTCAATAGATACGAGGGGGTCTACGGCGCGTATAACTACGGCTATTCTGGCGGCGATGCCGGGTATTCTGACAATCTCTACGGGTCTTACAACTACGCCACGCTAACTGGAAGCAGGCCAACTTTCACGGGGTCAATAGCCTCGACCGTATTAACCATTACTGCGTTCGCAAACAGCGCAACCATTAACCAATTGTCTGGTGGCTGCATTCTTGAGGCAGAAACAGGCTCGGCAGTAACCTCGGGCACAACAATCACCAATCAGCTTACCTCTGACGCCAAGACGTTTACTGTCGAAGGTTCTCACCCTTCCGCGCTTGCCAATGCGGCCCTTACTGTTACGGTGCCATCCACCACGGGCATGAAGGTCGGTCAGTCTGTTTTTGGTCATCCTTTGGACGCAAACGGCGTTCCGACGTCTAACTATGTGATTGGTTTTAGGTCAATAACTGCACTAACCGCCACAACAATGACGCTTTCGGCGTCATCAACCGCAATTGCAGCGTCTGACGCCAACGGGTGCGGGTACACAGTCTATTGGGGCAATTATTTTTCCGTGGCTTTTGCGTCTGGCGGCGCTATTGGTGAATCCTCCTTCGAGGCGAGCGTCCCGTCGTCTGGCCTATTGGTTGGGATGCTTGTATCTGGTGTTGGTTTGCCGCTTGGCACGACAGTTACCAATATTACGATTAGTGGAACGTCGACTACTTACACGTTCTCAAACGCCTTCACAAAACAGGCCACTGGAACGTATTACGCGTTTGAACAAAGCTTCTCCGCAACGGCAACCGGAGGCGCATCGGGCGGTGATGAAATAACCTTTGCGACCACCGAAGGAATCTCAAAAGGCTTGATGGTGTCCGGAACCGGCGTTCCTGCCGGAACTTTTGTAAAGTGGAGAACTTTAACCAGCATTCGACTGAGCAACAGCCTGACGTCAACTGCTTCTGGCTCTTATGCGTTCCGAATCGCAGGAAAAACGGGGACGTACACGGTGTCGGCGTCACAAACCGTTGCGTCACAATCAATTCTTGGTACCGCGCTCAAAGCCGGTAATGCGTTCGCTTCTTATAATTACCTGAATATTGATTACAGCAGGGTCACCAGTGGATACGGGTCGAAAAACATAATTAATGTGGACTCGTCGTCAATTTTAGGGTCGGCTTATGGCTGCACTAGCGAAATTACAAATAGCAATGAGCTTACTACTGCTTATGGCTTCAACTCGAACATTGATAATGCTGCTGGCACGCTAACCACGGCTTATTTATACAAGGGCATTTACGACGGGACGATAGGCACGAAGTGGGGTCTGCATTTTACTGGCGAAACCAAAAGCTACCTGTCTGGCGGTTTGTTGGTTGGTTCTGGTGTTTTAGCCGTAGAGCCGCCGGCCGGGTCGGTTATTGCCGCTGCAGGAATATTGTCAGCGGGGCCGACTTCTGGAATTGGCTACACGACTGGCGCTGGCGGGACTGTTGTGCAAAGCACAAGCAAATCAACAACGGTGACGCTTGATAAGGTTTGCGGCACATTCACGATGCACCCGGAGACTCTCGCAGCCGATACAACCGTTTCGTTTGTGTTTAGCAACTCGGCTATTTCGGTTGGTGATGTACTGGCAATGAACCATGTTAGCAGCGGAACTTACGGCGCCTATTCGCTGAATGCTCGTTCGGGGCCGGGGTTTGCGTACATCGACGTTCGCAATGTGTCGGCGGCTCCTTTGTCGGAGCCTATTGTTGTCGGTTTCGTCGTCCTCAAGGCCGTGACGGCATAATCCGGCGTAGCTTGGGAAAGGTTAATCGTGGCTCTCATTATCGACAAAATCACAAACAAGACCCTGATCAGAATCGGCGGCATTGGCCTTTATCTGCTGCTGGCGCCTATGGCGCTGACTGCGGCTATCCTTCTGCCTCTTCTGATCCTGATCGCCCCGCAGCGCTCGATTCCGTCGATCCGCTGCTTTGATGAAATGGCGAATGCCTTTTGGTTCGGCGGCTCTGCATACGAGTCGCTGTCGTCGCACGCTTGGCGCGCTCGAGATACTTGGTGGGGCAGGCTTATTATTTGGGTCACCGACCTAGCCGATAAAGGGCATTGCGAACGCCAAAACGAGTACGAGCGCCGGATTGTCGAATTTGTCGCCAATGAATAGCCCGCTCCTGATCGATATTGGCCCGCTATCTTGCGAGTGCAGCGACCATGTCCTCGATGAAATGCACAAGGCGCTTGCCGGCGATGACGGCGATATCTGGCGCCCGCATGAATCCTCGTTCATTCGCTCGCTGGTTGAGCGGGTGTCGGCCAAAGGATCGGCATCGCTTGAAAGCCTCAAGCTTGAATTGATGGACTGGCTCGGAAAGAAGCCGGAAGGTCCGGTTGTAGCAAAGCCGGTGCTGGGCGCTGTTGGAAAATGGACGGAGCCGGAGCTTGGCGCCGTGAAGGCGTATCTTTCCGGGCTCCCAAGCGAACTATGGTCGGCTGGTGAATATCAGTTGCTGGTCGACTACCTTGTGCAGCGGCACTGGATAGATGGACAAGCCATCGATACGGCCGACTACATCGCTCGCCGGTCTGTGCTAATGGGAAGGGTGCAGGCCGCGGCATCGGCCATTACGAACGAGCAGGCGCTGGCGCTGATGAATCACTTCGCGGACGATCACGCATTGCTCGCGGCTGAACGTCTGGCGAAGATGAACGCGACAATCATCGATTATGGCCGGGCTCGTTGCGCTGAAAGCATCGTGAGCCTGACGAACTTCATGCGCTCTCGCATCAAGGGTGTAATACTGAATCATCAAGAACTGGTAATTCTTGGAGGTGGATCGCCAATTGCAGGGCCATCACTGCAGTCGAAGCTGTTTGACGAATTCGCCACCCTGAACAGGGACTGGCGCCGCATCGCCATCACGGAGCCGGGTGAAATGGCAAATCAGGGATTCGTATCATCGATGGTTGCCGGGTCAAGGCTGAAACGCATCGAGCAGTATTCGGGTGCCTGCCCGTTCTGCCGCAAGTGGGACGGGAAGGTCTTCGAGGTTGTTCCTCCAACCAAAAAGAACAAGAATTGGGATACCGAAATATGGACGGGCAAGTCGAACGTCGGGCGCTCTGCATCGCCGTATAAGCGCGTAGGCGGGCAACTGATAAAACGCCTTGATGCCGAAATGTGGAAGCCGTCATCGGGGCTTTTTCATCCTCACTGTCGAGGCCGCTGGGTAAAGGTTGGGCAGGGCGCCGAGGCTGATGAATTCAGCCTGTGGCTCGATGGATTCCTTGCTGGGCTGCCAAAGACAAAGGCGGATGTTTCAATTGGATCGCCCGTTACCGCCTAGCTCTGGACATACATGCTGCGCGCTCTGATGGGTCGCTGATGGTGCTGCATTGCGCCGGGCTGTCGCCAAGTTCGACGCGGCACCGTTGGCGCAGGCTGTGGTCCTGAATCTCAACACAGCGCGCCGGGCTGCGCTGTTCGACCGCCCTGCAGTATGCTCGCTGGTCTGAGTCTTTGATCATTTCGCAGGACGCATAGGCGTTGATTGTCAAAATGGCACTTATCGATGCGCAAATTAGTAGTTTCATTTCGCCGCTCCCGGCTTGCAATAGGCCACTGTGTTTCGCTTCTTGCCGCTCTCTGCTACCTGCTGGTCGCCGGTTTTCATTTCTCGCAGGGCTCGGTAGCAGGAATCCTCAGACGGGTACTCGGCGTAGTGCACGTTGGCGCACCCAGCCCAAGTGACGCCGATGCAAATAATCAAAGTCCACATTTCTATTCCTCCGGGTGGTTTCTGACAGCCAACATGGAGTCAGCGTGTTCGTAGGCACGAAGGTGCAGGCTAACCCGGCCATCGTTGTCGATGATGTAATTGCTGTCGCCACTGCGCTCCCAAACGCATGCGATCAGGGTTTGCATGGCCTTCGCTGCGAAGTAATCGCGCATGGTCATTCCTTCGTAGTGGTACGTTGCCGGCCCGCTTTGGTGGGCGTTGTCAGTCGGAAACGCCGGCCCGCCGGTTTGGTTGCTCATGTAACGCTCCATAGTCAATTTTGTTCGTGACCGCACAATAATTGAACCGCAAAATAATATCAATAGTTTTATTTCAATGAAATAAATGATATTGTTCGGATATCAGTTAACGGAGGTGGATATGGAACAAATGCACACAGCGGAGCCTTGGGGTGCCGAGGGGCTCTTGAAGTCAGATATTCCTAAAGACTTTTTCCCACACCTCTTCGGATGCGAAGATAAAGAGGGTTATTTTCCATTCGGCGCTACTCATTGCAAAGAAGACGCCCGGCGCATCGTCGCCTGCGTCAATGCGCTGGCCGGCGTTTCAACGGAAGAGCTTGAGCAATCCGGATTCATTGGAGGTCTTCTCGAGCAAGTTGAGTGCTCGAGCATCACCGAGAAAAATATGGAGGGTCGGCTGAACATCGCCACCATCAAGAGTGCCACCATAAAGGCGGAGCGTGACTTTGCTTTTGACGCAATCCAGCACCTCATTGACGAGGCTAAGTTGACCAGCGCGCAGTACGAGCTTTGCCGGCAGGCAATCGCCAGCCGCGAAGGGGTTGCTCGATGATTACCCGCACGCACGCCAACGGGCTTTGGATGACGCAAAACCTTCCGGGGAAGCTGGACAAGAAGCCGGTCAGCCGCAAGAAGGGGCGCCCGGCCACTCTGTTGTCCGAGGCTCAGGTTCTCGAGTGCCGGGCTCGCCATGAGTTCGCTGATTGGTCGGTTGCTCATTGCGCCAGCTACTACGAAACCACGGCGTCCTACATGCGCCAGCTTCTGTCGTACTCGCTGCGGTCAAACCTGCATGCCGAGCCGAAGCACGCAAATATCGGGGTGACATCGTGAGCAAGCCGAAGTTGTTGCGCTGCTCGTTCTGCGGAAGGTCGGAGCTTGAGGTTAGGTTCCTGATCGCGGGGGCCGATGTGTTTATCTGTGATGACTGCGTTGATCTGTGCGCGGACATTATTGCCGAGAGGAAAACAACGGCGCCGGCTACTGCGAATTACCCGTGTGGCTCGCTTGGGGAGGCTGTCGAATGAAAGCCCTCGACTTAATCATCTGGTTCATCTTCTTTGTGTCTGGCTACATCACGGCTCACATGGAGGTATCTGTCGAGTGCGAGCGCCTTGGTGGCTTCTACGTCGGGTCGCAAACCTATCGGTGCGAGGTGAAGCGATGAACCTCGCCGGCCATGAATTTATCGACCGCGAACTGATCGGGCGGGTACTGCGCAACATGCGCCCGCGCCGTGGGGAGCGATACAAGCCTCGCTGGGTGTTGGTGATGGGGCTGTTCGGCTTCGGCTCGACGGTGGCGCGCGCCATGTGCCAAGAGTTCGCCCTTGATCCTGACGAGGAAATTAAGTGATCGTGCATCTGCGCGAATTGGTTCCCGGGGAGCGCTTCGTTCTTTTGCGGACTTGGCAGAAGTTCGTCTACCTTGGTCTTGGGCCATCTCCGTATGGCGGGTTTACGAGGCATCTTGTTCGCCGAGAGTACGGCAACGAAGGCATTACGACGATGCACCACTCTTGCCACGTTAAACCGCTGATTCGCGTCGTGACCGGAGACTCGCCACATGACCACTGAAATCTGCTCCAGATGCGGGCACGAAATCCCTTTTACCGAAGTTGCCTACATGGGGCCAGTTGATCGGATGGACACGGCCTGCTCGCCGTTCATGGACTTCGAGGTGATCTGCAAGAAGTGTGAGCCTGACCCGGTTGCGTCGTGACTTCACTATGGGTCAATGACGACCAAAATACTATTCTTCAAGGCTTCGCCGACTCGCGCTCAAGCTGAAGCTGGCAACTACAAAAAGCGCAAGCTGTCATGGAATGGCCTGACAATTTCAATCGAAAACGAGGTCGGGTCAATCCGCAAAGGTAACGGATGGCAGACCAAGATGGTCAATTCCTACGGTTATATCAATCGAACAGAGGCCGTCGACGGTGATCAAGTCGATGTGTATCTCGGCCCTGACGAATCAGCCGATACCGTCTATGTCGTGCATCAGCGCCGCTATAGCGACTGGTCGAAATACGACGAAGACAAAGCCATGCTCAATTTTTCAAGCGAGGCCGAAGCCAAAGTCGCCTACCTGAAGCATTACGACGACCCGCGTTTTCTTGGTCCGATTACCGCTATGCCGGTCGCCGAGTTTGTCGAGAAGGCGAAAGCCACCAAGGATGCGCCGAAGATGATCAAGGCCGTCCATGCTGGCGATACGCGCACTGGCGACTTGTTTGCTGGCGGCACCCATATTGAGGCGCGGACTCGAAAAGATGGAGTGGTGCAGGGGTATCACGTATCGGAAACCAAGAAAACCGAAACCCCGCAGTTCAAGCGCTGGTTTGGCGAATCCCGCGTTACCCGCGATGGCGAGCCGCTGATCATGTATCACGCCAGCTACCGAGACTTCGATACCTTTGATCATCGGGCGTCAGTGAAATGGCGCCGCATGGAAACGATGGACACGGTTGGTTCGTGGTTCTCTGACAATCCAAGCCGAGAGGGTGGAGCAGGCATGTACGCCAATGGCGAAGGCGCGGCAATCTACCCGGTCTATCTGTCAATTCAGAAGCCAAAGCACTACGCCGCATTTGATGACTTTCTGAATGACATGCACCGCGCCGCCGGTCGTGATCCGTCGAAACAGAATCCGAAGGGCGTAGGCACAACCGAAGAGCTACGCAACAAGCTGAAGGCCGAAGGTTACGACGGTATCGTCTTTGGCCGCACCTACAACAAACAGCTTTGGGAGCATGCCGAAAAACTCCAGCATCAAGTGAAGGAAGCAAAGGATGCGGAGTGGGCGGTGCATCGGTCAGAGCGCGCGCCGCTTACCGAGAAGCGCGAGCAACTTGAGAAAAAGCTGCGTGAGTGGCGCAACAAGATTGGCCCGAACGAAAGCACGGAATTCGATAATCAGCAGGTATGGATTGCCTTCGACTCGCATCAAATCAAGTCGGCAAGTGGGAACAATGGCGACTATGGACAGGTTGGCGACATGACGAAATCAATCACCCTGATTTTCCCCAGCGGAAACGAACATGAACTATCGGGCGATGAGTTCTCGTTTGGTGCCGACGATAGCATGCTGAAGGCGCTTGAAGCCGGCCAGCGCTGGATCACCGTTCATCCGAATGGCCGTGACGGCAAGGGGGTGCCGGTTATGGTCCAAGAGTCGCATCATGGCTCTGGTGTGTTTCACGTCATCGGCGGCGCCGGCGGCAAGCTGAACTACCTCAAGCTGCGCGGACTCAAGCCCGAATCCAGCTACAAAGAACATGCTGCAGAGCGCAGCAAGGCGAAGCGCGAACAGAAGAAAGTAGCTGCCGCCCGCGACAAAGAGCTTGGGCTTGAAAAAGGCAAGGCTAAGGCCAAAGAGTCGGTAAAGATGCAACAGACTCAGGCCGACAAGGCATTCATTCAGAAGGTCGCCGACAAGATGGGCTGGAAGCCGGAAGAGCTTGAGCCAAACATCCCGGACACGATTTCCGAAGTCGCTCAAACCAAGCTGGTCCAAAAGCACCATAGCGAGCTATTGAAGCGCGCCAATGAAGCCGTCGACCTTCAGCAGCAGAATCTGATGACTGACGTGATGGCGCGGGAAGAGGCCGGCGTGGCTTTGGTTCCTGACGAGCATACGCCGCCCGAGCAACTTACCGTTGCTGACTTGGATGACGCCCGCCCGCAGGCGAAGAGTGGCATTGGCTTTGCTGCGCACTACGCCGAACGAGCCGCCGATAATGGCGCGTCGGAAGAGGATATCAAGCAAGAGGCCGGGGCAAAGAAGGAGTCGCGCCGGGCTGAAATGACTGATAACCAGCGCTCAGCCATTGAGTCGCGTGGTGACAAGGCCAGCCAGATCAAGGCCGAAATAGAATCTATCCGCGAGCCGGTTACGGCCAACGTCAAAGCCGTTCTGGTCGAGGCCAAAGACGCGGTTGATCTGATCAAGGCGCGCAAGGAATGGAAGTCGCTGCAGAAGGCCGCGCAAGCTGCCAACAAAGACATCGATGAATCGGTTGAGGTGAAAGCCTACAACCTTGAAGTGTCAGCCCCTGACGATAGCGATATTGAGGCGGATATTGAATCTGATCTGCGCACCATCCGCACGCGGGCGTTCCTGTCGGCCATCGACAAGGAAACCACGAATCCAGAAAAGGAAATGCGCCAGCATATCGGCGCCGGGGCGTTCAATTCGATAAATGCGCTGGCGCTTACCGCCGGCGGAAATGCGCTGATTGATCGTTCTGTCGTTGATGTACTCGGGATCGATGGCGCCGCTCAGGTGCTGGCCCGTCGCCTGCATGCTGACCTTCCTGCTGACGAAATGGAAAAGCTGACGGCCGGCATGGAAGACTGGCACGTTCACCGGTACATGGAAGCCTCAAAAGAGGCCATGCAAGAGGCGCAGTCGCTTCAGGATGCGGCCAAAGAGATTGGCCTTGGTGAAGCCTCACATGGCGATGACTTCGAGGCGTGCCGCGAGCTAAACCGCCGAAAGAAAGATGCGATTGAGCAGTCGCACAAGATACTCGGTACGGCGCTGGGCGAAATGGAAGCGAATGCCGCGCTAGTTACTGCGCTAAAGGGTGGGCGCAACGACAAGTCGCTTGAAGTGCCTTTGGGCAAGATTGCTGACGAGGACGCCATTCGGCAGGCGCGCGCTATTGGCCTGCAGCGCGGCGATTACTCGATTGATAAAGTGGGCGGCAATCAGGTGTTGACCGTAACACCGCAAGGCATGGACCGTCTGTCCAAGCCGGTCGACCGCGAAGAAATGGAGCGCACGCGCAACACATTGTCGATTCTGAATGGCGAGCAAGACGAGGACGACTGGCTACCGCAAGGCTTCGCTAATCGACCTGATTTGGCAATGGACTTGAAGCCGGGCGTGGCTGCAACGCTGGCGAAGCCGTTTGCGCCAAGTGGCGACATGCAGCAATCCCTGAAGGATTACATCGGTGGCCGGGCTGCTGACGGCGATTCGCCGGCTGATATTGTGGCCGACATTCAGTCGAGCGATTTTTTCCAGAAGTCCGGTGATAACGATGCCTACCGGGAAGCCCTCGATGCCGTGGCGCCGATCAAAGGTAAAGACGGAAAGATGGCTCGCGCCGAGTCGCTGGCGGACGCCTTCAATGAATACGCCGACAGCTTTGTGCAGCGCGAGTACGGTGGCAAGATTTCAACGCTCCAGCGCCAACAGTTCGAGCCTGATCATGTTGCGCAGGATGCCTTGCACCGGGCGCTGTCCGACGAGCCGGCAGGTATTGCCGCCTACAAGCCGATTGGCGAACTGACCAACGATGACCAGCGCACGCTTCGGGAATTTTTCTATGCCAACGTGGCGAAAGAAGACCCGCAGGCTGCATCATTGCGCGAAAAACTTGAGGGCATTTCGGCGCATGAGCCGGAAAAAGAATCGGTCGATATGTTTGGCGACACGTCGATTAATCCCGAGTGGCACGACTGGAAGGCGCAGCGCGACACGCTGGCCGAAGAAGTGGGCGCCGCATCGCTCGACTGGCAGAAGTACGCCGGGGCCATGCACGGCCATGAGAACGCCTACGCATCAATGCAGGACTTGATTCGCTCGAAGGTCGGCAAGTCGTTCAACGAGCACTACAACAAACTCAATCCATCGGCGCCGCTCAAGCTGGGGCGTCAGGTGATTCGGGGCAACCTGAATCACTTGGATGCTATCGACCCCAAGGCGCGCGCCGAACGCGAGGCCAAAGAGCGCGAATTGACCGATAGCCTCCGCGAGCGCGTACAGGGCAAGTACGCCAGCGGTAGCGTGAGCGATAAGCTGGATGCCGAACGCGAGCGCCGGGAAGCCTTTAATCAGTCGCAGATGGGATTTTTCTCAACAGAACAAGAGCCTGATATGTTCGGCGATGCGCCAAAGGTCGAAAAGCCATTGGGCGGCGACGAGCGCTACACGCTGGGCCATGCTGCCGAGCGGACAATTGCCGGCATGATGCCGCTGGTCGGGCACAACTTCAAACCCGGACAGCCGGTCAAGATTTTCAATCCAACCATGTCGGGGCCGGAGGGCGTGCTGCGCCAAAGGGCCATCAAATTCATTGCAGCCAATAAGCGCATGTCTCTCTCCGCCGGGGTTGGTAGCGGCAAGACAGCAATGATGCTTGGGGCATACTCGCACCTTCAGTCGCAAGGCCAAGCCAAGAAGGGAATTATCGTTTGCCCGAGCACGGTGATTGGTGGCGTAGGGGCGGACGCGCTGCGCTTCATGGAACCCGGCAAGTTCAAGTGGCACTGCGAGCCGGGCGCGTCGTTTGAAGAGCGCATGGCGGCCTACAAAGACCCGGATACGCATTTTTCAGTGGTCACGCACCAGTCGTTCCGTGATGACTTGCTGAAAATGGCATCCATGAAAACCGGCGAGCCGTCGGGCGCAATCGCCGAGAAAATGGGCGCTATGAGCCGCAAAGAGCGCGCCGCTTACACCAAGGAAGTGCTAGGGCACCACGGCATTGATTTTGACTTCACGGCAATTGATGAGGGCCACAACCTGCTCGACCGTGCTGGCAAAGAAAACTCAATGATGTCGAACGTCATCGGTGGCGTAACCGATAACGCCAAGTACATGATTTCCTCGACGGCGGACGTGATCAAAAACGACGTGTCAGAACTGCACTCTGCCTTGGAGAAAATCGACCCGGAGAAATACACCAGTCGCGACGAATTCATGCGGCGCTACGGGGTTGATACCGAAGGTGCTAAAGCGTCCCTGAAGCGCGAAATGCTCAACAAGATTTTGCCGTTCAAAATCGAGCCCAAGGTGCGCGCCGACAAAAAGGAGATTCAGGTCAAACCCACTGAGGCGCAAAACACGGCGCTGGCCGATCTGGACAAAAACATCGGACGGGTGCGCATGGCGCGCATGACGGGAAAGACTGACGTGGAAGCCATGAAGGCGATTTCGCCCGGACAGTTCAGGGACGCGCCGGAAGATCAACACGAGGCGATTGCCAAAGAGCTTTCTGGCAGCTTGGGGATCATCAAAGGCTCTGCGGTTCGCGCCATTATTGACGCACACCCAGAGTCGGCCAAGATTGATGCGCTGGCAAAGATAGCTGGTGAGCGCAAAGGGAAGCCCGGCGTGGTCTTTGCGCACTCACTGGAGGCTGTCCAAAACATCAAAAAGCGACTGGAGGCGGACGGGCACCGTGTCATCACCTTGACTGGTGGCGACTCATCGGCGGACAAGGCGGCAAAGATTCGCGGATTCAATCCCGATAAAGGGGACCGCACGCACGATATTATGATTGCCTCAGACGCTGGGGCAACCGGGGCTAACCTGCAAAGCGGCCAATGGTTGACGCAGTTCGACACAAGCCACACTGCCATGACGCACGCCCAAAGGAATGGCCGAATTCATCGTGTCGGCCAGAAAAACGACGTTGAATTGCTTGATCTGGTTGCCGATCATCCGAGTGAGCGCGCAGCAAGGGCTCGCCTCAAAACCAAGTACGCACTGCGAGAACTCATGTCTTCGCCGTATGAGGCAGGGGATGATACCGGCTTGGCGCATTTCCTTCATCAACGCAAAGTACAGCAGCAAGCCGATTCTCTGTTTTAAGTCGTGACCTGAAACTGGGTCAATGGAACCAATTGTACTTTTCTTCAAAGGCGGGAAGGCTGGCGGCGCTGGCCTGTTCCGCAAGCGCGTAACCGATAAACGCGGCGTATCGCGCGACCAATGGGTAAAGCTGCCCGCTGGTTCGAAAGCGGCGCATAATGATCGTCAGGGAGAATTCTTTGATGTTTCCGGCACGCCATATGAATCGATTGAAACTCGCTCAGGCACTACCGATAAGCAGCGACAAGTTGGCGCAGATGCCTTCACGGCGCTTAAAAGACGGGTCGATCTTTTACGGGATCGTGGAGGACCAGCCGCCACCTTACTTGGCTCTCGTTTGTGCGCCGGCTTTGTTGCCAACGGCGGAAACCAACTTGTCGGGCAACGCGCATCTACGGCTGGTGACCTAGCGGCGATTGCGCAGGTCTATCGCGACCCGCGATTCGAGACTTTTCGCGTCATCTACCTAAAGGGTGACGAGGTTGTTGGTGAGGCCGCATATAGCTCACGACTGCCGGGTGCCGTGCGGCTACCGGGGAGCATGCCGGAGCTCATTGAGGCCGACAAGATCAAGTTCGGCTCAGACGGGTATCATCTGGTGCACAACCATCCGTCAGGCAGAGCGAACGCATCATCCGCTGATGAGCAACTGACCAAGTGGCTTGCTGTCAATGCAACAGGCATGCGCGAACACGTTATTATTGATCATAACGAATACGGCGTCATCACCAATCAAGGAATCTCCAGCGTTCACCGCGAGCCCGCGCTGGCCGGCGTTGATTATCACGCCAATCCAGCAATGGCGCACCCTTTGCTCGGGTCATTGCTTGGTTCGCCAAAAGATGTTGCGCTTGCATCAAAGGCATTGCAGGCCGAAAACCATTCTGGCGCACCCATACTAATCATGACCACGGGTCAGCATGCCGAGGTTAGTCTGGTCGCCTCAGTTTCGACTGAGTTACTGGATTCACTGCCTGCCAAAAACGCGCGCGTCAAAGCGTGGCTGCGCGGTGTTGGTAGAGCATCTGGAGCAGGGGCGCATCGCTTTCTTTTGCTCTCGAATGCCGACTACTCAAAGCACACCAAAGCCTGCGCAGAGATGGTGCGCGACGGCCTGCTGACTGACGTGCTTTCTGCTGATGGCGAATCGATTAGAGATGTTGCCAGCCCGGCCAAAAAAGACGTTTTCGCACCGCTTGGCGCTGGGCGAATGGTGGCGGAGCCGAGTAACCTCCCCGGCAACTACCCGGACAGCCTTGCTGTTGCGGTAACGGGAACTAATGTATCAACGCTCTACAAGGCCGGGTTGTTGCCGGGCGAAGAACTTGTTCCGCTTAACTCGGCAATGGACAAAAAGCCGCAAATGGTTTCGCCTGCATACCGGGCGGCAAAAAAGGATGGCAACGGGGTTGCTGCGTACAGCGTTGTTATTGCAGCCATTCGGCAAAAGACAATAAACGAGATTCGAGCAAAGCTGATTCCCGGCGTGCCTGTCGTGTTTGTTCCGGTGACGCACAAAGACCAAGGCGCAAGCGGGAACATGATTCCCCGCGCCTATGCCGTGGCGCTGTCGGAAATTATTCCGGGCGAGGTTGAGCAGGATATAGTAAAAACATCTGGGCGCGCGAACACAGGCGCGTCGCTGGATGATCGCGCCAATAACCAACAAGCCTTTGATGGCAAGGTTAGACCCGGCGTTCAGTACGTTGTCGTTGATGACACTTTCACCAGCGGCAGCACGGTATCTGCGCTCACGGCACACATTCAGTCGCACGGCGGGATTGTTTCCGCCATTACGGCCTTGGCTGCCGGAAAGTATCAAAATTACCTAAAACACCGACCTCAAGATGTCGAGAAAATGCTTGCAAAACTAGGCTTGTCCAAGGTAGCATTTGAGCATGAAACGCGAATTCCAATCGACGCCCTTACTGGATCAGAAATCTACCGCCTCGCCAACTTGGATGGGGATCGGTGTAGTCTCGACACTATACGAAAAAGATTTTCCAAACGAAGCGGCATTCCTCCGGGCGGAAGCCCGTCGCGGGGATTTGGAAATCAGAGCAGCCATGAAAGCGAATCCGCAGGCGCTGGCTCACCTCAAGTAACACCCCCGCTTCACAAAACACTGCCTCACGGCTCCATTAATAACGGGGCCGAATTGTGCGCCCAATCCTATTCAAAAGGGGGCGCCATGCTCGCTATTCCAGAAAAAACGCGCATTCTCTTCTTCAAGTCGCAGATTGCCGCCTACACCCGCAAGGATGGCGTGACTGTTGCTGCCCACTCTGACAAGCGCACCAAGAAATCGGTGGCAAAGAAAGATGGTCGGACGCCTGATCTATTTAGCCAGCCTAAGCCAAGCCACTCCCCTGCGTTATCTGATGCGTCATTTGAAAGCTGGAAAATTGGCGACTCTTTGTACCTTAACAATCCCAGTGGAGCCAGTCGCGGCGCAATGGGAGTTCACGGAGAAAAGGGGCGGCTTGAGTCAATCCCCCATGCCGGAACGTGCGTTGTTGCGTTTGATAGCGGAAAGAAATTGATTGTTCCTATCAACTTGCTGCAAAAAACTCCGGTAAAGCCTGAACCAAAGCCAAGCGACAAGCCGGTTACGCGCCGCGTCAAAGTGCCCGGCGAAAGAAGTGATATGGCGAAGAAAGATGAAGGTTTTGACTCTGAAAAATTCGACCGCGAGCGAAACGCCAAAATTAAAACGTCAAGGGATTCTGGTGCGATCCATTTGGACAGGCTGCAAATGTCCGT